GCCAGCGGCACGGCTCGCCGAATGCGATGGCAAGGTCTTTGAGAAGGAAGGCAAAGTCAGTTAGCGGCAAGCGCTATACCTTCACCATCCAGGTCTGGAGCCAAGGTCCATTCCAGTCCTGGCGCTGCATGCGGAGATTGCCGCGAGCGCCATACATCTTCCCGTAGTGGTTCAGCCGATGCTGGCAATCGAAGTAGCAGAACGTTTGCGGCGTGATGATGTTGACATGCGTCGGGTCTTGAAAGGCCTCAGGATGGGGAAAACTTGGCGTATGTGAAAAGAACCCTCCTCCGGGTTTTAATACCCTCGACACTTCGTTCATCAACACCACGAACGGATGGCGGCGCACGCCATCCAGGTAAATCAATCGTGGCACATGCTCGATGAAGTCAAAGGCCGTCACGAAATCCAGGGTTTCATCGCCGAAAGGGATTGGCTCAAGGATAAGGTCTGCCTGGAAGATCGGACCGGCAGGCGTGCCATTGAGATCGATGCCGAATACCTGATCCGCATGATACGGATTCTGCGGAATATCGCCGCAGCCGAGGTCAAGTGCGATGGTAGGCATAGCTCACATCAGCCTCGGGTGCGGCACCCACTCGAAGTGCTCATTGGCATAGATGTTCAGCTGCACCGGCCGCGGCTCCAGCCCGAACTGTGCCAACACCATCGGCAGAGACAGCTGGCACATCATGCCGTAGCGGATATTCTGATGCCACCAGGCATCCCAGCACCAAGCAATCTGACTGCTGTTCTCGATGATCCAGAAACCGCTGGCCCATAGCGGCGCATCCAGATTCCAGCCGCGGTCGGCGAAGAACCGCATCTGTTCGTCCAGCTTCTCATCGGCATAGCGCACTCGCAGATGCTCATTGCCTGCGGCGATTTGCGCGCTGATGAAATCGTATTCCTCACGCACGGTGGCACGCTCTGGATGCGGCAGCAGTGCAATGCGCTGATGTGACCGCTGTGCCGCCAACCACTCGGTAAGGCCCAGCATAAACGAGGCATCGTGGAACAGCAGCGAGGCATCAGCCCAGCCGAGCCAGCGATAGTGCTCCAGTTCCGGCAGTCTATGGATTTGCAGCTTGAAATACTTTGAGGCCAAACGCGGGCCAAAATCATGCCTCGGATAATCCGGCACGATGACTCTGGTCCACGTCTTGAGCGCCGTCGGGTCCGCTGCCTGGCGCGTTGGCTCATCGAGAAACAGAAACGTATCGATGCCATCGATGAATGGAAACCGCTTGACCTCATCAATGCCGCCGAAGCAGACGGAGACAAGTGCCAGATCGGTCATAATTCGGCTCTGATCGAAGCGACCGGCACGGGATCTGGGTTCTCGCGCGAGAAGTCGGCATAGCCGGCGTCCGACCACACGTAATCATCGACGTCGAGCATCTGGAACCGACTATGGATGGCCGCATCATATTTCCACTGCAGATACCGGACATGCCGCTGGATGTCCGGATTGCGCAGCCTCTGGGTATTCTCGCCGCGATCCATATACTGCACGCAGCCCAGGCGTGGAATGTGGCACATCCGCGTTGCGAGAAACGAGCGGACCATGATTTCGAAATCATCGGCGACGTGTATCTCGCGGCTGTGGCCGCCGATCATCTGGTAAACGTCCCGCCGCCAGGCGCGGAAGTGATTAGGGGCAGCCACGATATGCCGGATGCTCTTTGGCGAGATGCCGCCCGTGGTAGCTACCTCGAGGTCATGCCCGCGATAGGATGTGGTGTAATACGAGCCGAGCCCGAATCCCCAGCCTTCGCCATACTTCAATGGCTGCAGGTCCGGCCCGACCTCGGCGCAATCGGAGTAGTAGAAGCCTGCCTCGGGATATTTCCGATAGGCCGCTACGACCATTTCCAATGCATCTGGCGTCAGTTCGTCATCGTGGTCGAGCTCCAGCAGGATCTGCCCGCTGCTGAGCGCGCAGGCATTGGCCTTGACCTCACCGATGCGGCCCGAATGGCGCGATGGACGGATAAGCTGGATGCGGTGATCGAAAGCCGCATGGGCCTCGATCATCTTCGCCGTTAGTCCATCATCATCCGAATCGTCGTACACGACCCACTGCCAATTGCGATATTGCTGGCCCTTCATGCTGGTAAGCGGGCGCAGGAATCTGTCACCAGTCCGGTAGGTCGGGGTAATGACGCTGACCACCGGCTGATCATCGCGTGGATCGAGGCACGTATTGAGATAGCATAACCACGCCTGGCGGCCGACATGGTCGAGGTCGGACGTATCAGCGAAGTGGAGCCAGCGACGGCGCACGGCAAACGGCGATGCCATAAGCCGCGGGAACTGCGCTTCACCCGGGCCGAATGTCACAATGACATGCGGGCGCTTCTCAATCAGCACGCGCTCGAGCTCATGATCATCCGCGTAGCAATGGCACTCCAGTGCATTCGTCTCGAACTCTGCGACGTCTGGCTCAGAGCGAAACTCGATATCTTCCGCTCCGAAGATGGCGACCACAGGCAGCATCATTCCTCCAATATCACGCGAGTCGGTTGATAGCCCTTAATCGCCACGAGATGCATCATCGGATCTGTGTGAATATGCAGCGGCTGCCACCCAGCAAAGTCCCAAGGTGCCCAGGTTGAGATATGCGCCTCCCACGCATGACCTTCCCAATCGTCCTGGATGAGCCCCTCAGGCCATACGACAAAGATATAGCCGCAGCGATAAATCAAGAAGTTGAGCAGATCGATGCCGGAAGACTTGTACATATGTTCAATGCAGTCGCCAAAGATGGCCACATCAAAGCGCACACGCGGCTTGCTGATCAAGATAGAGGCAGGTGCAACAATGACCTCGTCATACAGAGACCGGAGATTGAATGCCTCAACGTATTTAGGATCGATCTCGACCGCGGTCAGTCTCGCCTCTGGTGCGGCCTGGCGCACAAGTGCCGCATATTTCCCTGCACCCGGTCCCACGTCCAGCACTCGCTGCGGCTGTAGCAGCCGAACCGCATTGCTGATCCAATGGTCATAGGTGCCGAGCGAGTAAGGCAGGGATGCGACTCACTGAAGATGACGCGTTCGGTGCGGCTGCTGCGGCGATAGCGATGCCTCGCCGTTGGTTTGTAGTTCGGTCAGCCGGTTTCCGATGACGGCCACGATCTCAGCCAGGGCGATCACGCGCGCGGTTACGTAGGTGAAGTCCTGCTGCAGTTTCTCGACTGCAGCCGTCAGCTCACTAGTGTCCACGACGGGAGGTCCCTTGTTAATTCCCCAGGAAGCTGCAGGCCGGCGACGGCGCTCCTTGCGGCGGACGGGCATGCTAGTATTCTCCTAAGCGGGACGGAACAGCACCTGCGAGCACCGTTCCGCCCCTAACCCCGATCCTGTCGTGGAAGGAGCGAGGCTGATGGCTGATGTGGCTGATGAAGCTCTGGCGCGCAAGCGAGCCTACTCCCGCGAATGGCAACGCGAGTATCGCAAAACCCACAAGGAACTCCTCCGCGAGCAACGAAAGCAGCGACGACTTGCTAAGGGAGACATCATCAACCAGCAAAATCGCGAGTCGTGGCATCGCCATAAGGAAGCTACAAATCAACGCAGACGAGAGGATAAAGAAGCGAAGGCCGCCAACGCCAAGCGCAAACAGGAAATGCGCCAAGCCGACCCTGAAGCCTACAATGCATACATGCGTGACTGGAGTAACCGCAACAGGGAACGCACCGCCGGGTACATGGCTAGTTGGAGGGCTAATAACCCGGATTATGATCAACAGCGCTACCCTGAACTCCGCAATCGCTTTCGCGCCAATCAAGAACTTTTGGCGGGGAGGCCAAAGCCCGACAAGTGCGAAGTTTGTGCGAGACCAGGGAGCCGGATCGTCTTTGATCACGATCATCAACGCGGACACTTTCGGGCATGGATATGCCATGAGTGCAACGTCGTGCTGGGCCTCGTCCAAGACGATCCAAACATCCTGCTTATGCTCGTCGCTTATCTGAAGCGCTCAAGAGTGAACACTTCTCCACAAGGCACGCTAGCTGGCATCTGACCGTTACGGGACGTAATCGACCGCTCGGACTGTGAACAAGCAGCCAGGCAAGGTACATATCGGCATCACATTCATTTGCGATTCCAACATTATTCCTTTATCGAAATCCATTACTTCAGACTTGGCATACCTTGGTAACGCTACCGTATTGACTGTTTCAAGGTAATCGGCGGGGCTGTAAAGCTCCATGAACAATTCATTTACACCGACTGGAAAAAAATGACATTCGTCAGGCGCAACAAACTGCACATTGCCGACGCGCCCGCGATACTCCTCGATGGTCACACCACGGAACGAGAAGCTAGTGCCAAGCTGATCGCGTAGCAACGGCGCGTTCTCAATCGCGATATAGGCGGCACGCAATTCCGGGTGCGCCATGAAGGCGTCGAAGAACCGCCATCCACAGATGCCGTGCACTCGCGTGAACATGCCACCCGGCAACTGATCGGCGACCATGCGGACGAGCGCATTCACCATTTGCGTCAGGTCGCCGCCCCACACTGCTTGCTCTTGCCCCAGGCGACCGGCGTTGATTATGGGCCACTCGATGACCGGGTTCGGCTGGAGATCAAAGATACGATGTAGGTCCCGCTCCACGATCGGCGCGCCAGTAATGCGATCGACCGCTGTGATGACCTTGCCGCGCACAGCACCGAGGCGCAGGTACTCCATCGTCACGTCCAGCTTGCTGGACATGCTTGCCATGTGTTGATTGATAACGGTCTGCACGCCCTCTAGGTCACTAGGGCCACCTCCAAACGCTCGCACATTCTGCACTTGATCGGCGACCACTGTTGAGCGGATCGCGAAGTGCGGAATGGTGACATTCGTAGCAGTCGCGCGATCCACCACATCGGGCGGAGGCGGTGCGCCTCGCGGGATTTCCGGGACGAGTGCCAGGCGCACGCCCTGAACCTCAATCATGGCTGTCGTGGTAGACAACCGCCGCGGTGTGAACAGTCCCAGCCTGCCGACGAGGCCAGGAACGTACGGAACCCGAGTCAGGGCGAGCGTCAATTCCGACACCGTCCACATCGGGTTTGCTGAAAACAGATCGAACGGCATTGACGCTACTCCCTGTTACGGCTTTAAGCCGGCTTGCTGCAGACGATCATCGGGTGACGGTGTTGGGCCAAAAGTCCCTTGCGTCGCTGGCGAGACTGCGAACAGCACGCTCATCACGCCCTCTGGCGGATCGTTCAGCGGTTCGGGCAATCCCGCGACAAAGCGCGGCACGCCAACGCGACCGTCGTTCTGAAACGCCAATCCCTGGTATTCCCAGTTTGCCATTTTGCTATGCCCTTATGGTGTGAAGCCCTGACCGGCGAACGTCGCATTCGCCGCGTTAGGCAGGACCGCCTCGCGCACCACGATGTTGAGATTGTCGCGGAGGTGCGTGTTGACCGCGTTGCGCGGCATCGTGCCATAGGCCAGATAGGCGTCGTTGACCTCGGCATCACGTGCAAGCACGGTGGCACGATCCGGGCCAGGACGCGCATCAACGGGATAACACAACACGTATCTGATGGCTGCCGGTGCTACCGCTTGATTGCCATCGACATCGAGGAAGGAGCCAACCGGCAGGATGTTGGCCTGCGTTGGAATGTTCATGAACTCAAGGC